TCCAGCGCTTCCTGGGTCGGGTCCGCAGTCGGGTTGCCGTCTTGGAAGTTCGCGGCATCCAGGTATTGGGCCAGCGTTTCTCGGACCGTCAGCTTGAACTTCAGCATGTCCTCGAACGCCAGGCACAGCGCGGTGACCCGTCCGTTGATATTGCCCGCAGCAAAAGTCGGCCGAGATGCCGAGCCGTCGCTGCTCGAGGAGATGCCTTCAATTTGGACCGGCCACGCTGCGTACTCCTGGCCCTGCCAGATGATCGACTTTGCGGGCAGATCGTCTACGGAGCCCTCATACGCAAGCAATTCCTCAGGAGTGTGCGGTATGGCGTGACCGTGGAAGCGCAGGTAATCGGCGCCATACTCGGTCCCGTCAATTTCAAACAGGCGAATCTCGCCGCCGGGCTCCAGTTTCTGGATGTCCGTGATCAGTGCCATAGCGGTTATCTCAGGGGTGAAAAGTTTGCTGGAAGGTTGCAGTGATGACGTAGACCAGGCCGCCACGGTGCGCAGGCTTGTAGCCGTTGCACTTATAGAGGCCCAGCTCGCCAAGGGGCGGCTCCCAGAGGAAACCCTTCGCCCCTTTGTGCCGGTCAAGGAATGCCATGATGTCCTTGATTTGCCCCTTCATGCCCGTAAAGGTCACCGGCCAAGATTGCGACCTATTGTTGAGGCCATCCTCGACCGACTGCTCGTACCCGTCGCCGAACTGCTTGGAGCGAACGCGCTGGGTGATATCACCCTCCACGCCCTTCTCCGTCGCCCAGGTGAATCGTTCGATAGTCATCACCGCCCCTTGATTGCGTTGTTGATCACGCCGCCTTGGCGCATGTCCCTGGTGCGCAGCTCCTGATACTTTTGCTCTACGAACGTCGCCAGTTCCTTGCCGAACAGGTCGTAGCCAGGCGCATCTGCTGAGGACGACGCATTGCCGTCACCGTCGATGTGAACCTCGACATTGATTTGGGTCGAGCCTGCGCCACCGCCACCCATGGCCATGACGCCCAGCTTGCCGCCGGCGGTGCGCGTCAGCGGCATAATCGCCTCAGGGCCTGCCTCACCCGCCAATCCGGTCTTGCCTCCCGCCATAGCAAATGGTGTCGGCTTATTAAGAATGGAGTTGGTGAACGCACCGCCATTGGCGAACATCTGCACGCCGCCCGACCAAGCTCCGCCATTGGCCTGGACGCTGCCGGGGGTGAAGTTCGAAAGGTCTGTGCCGGTGTATCCGGCCTGGGTCGAGCCCGCCGAGGTTGATCCACCGCCACCGGCGAAGTAGTTCACCCCGGCACTGAACAGGCTGCTCAAGATGGCCGAACTGGCCTGCCGAGTCGCGATGCGCGCCATGTCCGCCAGGATTGACTTGGCGAAGTCGGCGAACGACAGCTTCCCGGTCATGGCGAAGTTGACGATGGCGTCCTCCATAGAGCTGAATGCATTGGTGAACAGGCTTTTCGTCTGCCCAGCCACGTCACGCGCCGACTCCAGGTAGTTGGCCCAGGCCGATGATGCGCCAGCGGTCCAGCTTCCTTGGGCTTCCGTCATGCCGTTGTAGTTGTCGACCACGGCATCACGCAGGTCCTTCTGGCTTTGCGCGACCGCCTGGAGCTTGGCGTTGTACTCGTCGAGGCTCATGCCCCGGGAGCCATCGCCATACTGGTTGGCCAGGTCGATGCGCTGGGCATTGGCCTTGTCGTCGATGCTGTTGAACTGGCCTTGCAAGCCTTTCTGTCGGTCACCCAGGCCCAGGCTTGCCGCCTCACGCTGCCCTTGCTGGCGCAGCGTGAGGACTTGCTGCTGGAGCGCGTCGGTGTAGGTCTTGATGGCAAGGGACTGCTTCTTCAGCCGGCCTTCCTCGTTGGTGGCGAGGACTTCCAGTTCGCTGTCGGCATCCTTTTGCGCCTTGACCATGCTGGTGCGTGCGTCTGCGATCTTCTGGTCAAGCTCGATGCGCTGCTGGCCGGTGGTGCCGGCTTTGTCCTTGACCGCTTCCAGCGCTGCGATTTCAGCCTGGTAACCGCTGGTGACCTCTTCACGCTCAGCCCGGATCAGCGCGGTGCGCTGGTCAAGGTAGCCTTGTTGCGTGATCAGTCCAGCCTTCTGCTGCGCCTCCAGCTCCTTGGTGGAGTTCGTGTAGGTGACCCGCAGGTCCTTGAGCGCATTTTGGGCGTCGTTGTAGCCGCTCAGGTTGAGCTGATTGGCCTTGCCGGCTGGATCTTTGTTCTTGTCCTTTATGTTCTGGATGTTCTTGGCGACGACGTCAGCCTGGATCAGCGGGTTGTTTGGGTCCGCCTTGCGCATGTCATCAACGGTACGCTTGTACTCATCCAGCAGCTTATTGCGCTTCTGTTCGTTGGTGAGGTTCGAGTCGCTGATGGCCTTCAGTTTATCGATCGCCTTTTGGCCGGCGAGCTCAATGTCAGCTCGCTCTTTCTGCTTGCGCGCATACTCCGTTTCAGCGGCGTCCTTTACCTCGAGCCCCTTGATATAGTCCTTGAGGCTCTGCTTACCTTTTTCTCCGATGTAGACCGTGTCCTCACCGGGGATCATTTCGCTGCCACCGCGAGTTTCTAGACGACCTAAGGTATCCCTGGCAGTCTGGATGCGTTCAGAGTTCGTCGGCGCCCTGCCAACCTCTTTCAATCCATCGGCAGCTTTGGCGACCAGGTTGTAGGCTTTCTCCCAGAGACTCAGGTTTTCGAGGATCTTCGGCGTGCGGTCGTTGATAGCATCGGCATACCGATCCGTTGCCAGCTTCACGGCTTCGGCATGCTTTCCTTGCTCTTCGAGCGCGACGATTTGCGAATAAACCGAGGCGGTCAGATAGTGGTACTGCTCATTGAGAGCGGCTGAAGCCCTAACCGGGTCTCCGGCAAGCTTGTTGAACTCGGCAATCGTCTCGCCAACCGCTTTTCCGGTTGCCTCCTGCATGGAAACAGCCGCGCTGGCGACCTCCAGATAACTGGCACTGGCGATCTTTCCGCTTCCTGCAAGAGTTGCCAGAACCGCCGCTGCTGCGCCAGTGGTGCCGATGGTGGTGCTAACCTGCTGCGCCATATCAGCGAGTTGATCCGCCGTGACACCGGCCGATCCGCCCGTCAGGATTAGCGACTTGCTGTATTCGTCAGCCTCCTTGCTGCCCTTGTAGTAGGCAATGCCAAGCCCTGCCGCTGCCGCTGCTGCCAATGTGAATGGATTGACCAGGCCGGCGACGTAGCCGCCCAGGGCCTTAGCTGCAGGGCCAACACCACCAAACATATCCTTAAGCTGTCCGCCCTGTTGCAGAAGGACCGTCAATGGCGCCTGGCCGCCCTGAAGACTGGTTATAATGTCGGTGAACTGTGCAGGAACTCCGCGCAGCGCGGCTGCCGTTTGCTTAGCAGAGATGGTTGTTTGCGCTGATGCCCTGTTGAAGGTCGCCAGACCAGCAGCAGCCTCAATGCCTTGTTTGCCGATCTGACCGAACACGGGAGAGCCAGGCCCAGACCATGCGCCGAGCCCTTTCATGCCAGTCGAAAGAAAGGTCAACTTCTTGCTGGCGTCCAGAAACGCAGCGCTGGACTCTTTGGTTGTGACGTTCAGCGAAGCAAGCCAGGCTTTAGCCTCCTGCGTTGATTTCAACGAATCGACAAAGGTGCCGTTCTTTATCGAATTCCCGAGAGAAAACATCCCGGCTTCCAGGGCGCTAGTTCCGCCATGCAGAGCCTTGAAGGACTTCGAAGCTCCATCTACGGCGGCCTCGGCGGCCTTAGTCTCGGCAGCCATAGCCTTGATCGATACGCTGGCTTTTTTACTGCCAGTGGACAGGCTGTCCGTAGCCTTCTCGGCCTTCGCACCGGCCTGTGCCAGCCCATCAAGGTCGGCCGTGCCCTTCGACACTTCACTCGTATCAATCTTGACGCCAAGGCTGGCGATGTCTTGTGTCATGCCATTCTCCTGACAATGTTCTTCACTTCGCCTCAGCCATGACAGCGAGCGCTTCGGCCTCCATTACTTGAAGGTCAGGAAAGAGTTCGGGGATTTGCCGCTTTTTGATGCCGATGAGCGTGGCTACTTCACGGATCACGGAGTAGTCCAGCCCGGTCGCGCCGGCAGCACCGGCGCGCCATTGGGTGGCGAGTGCGTTGAACAGGCGAAAGGCTGGCCAGTTGTCCGGCCACACCTCCACGTCGTCCTCTTCAATGTCTGCCAGCGTCAGGCCAATCTTCGCCATGTCTTCGGCTGTGGCGCCAGGCTCGTAAAGGCCTCGCGCCGCGGCTATCAGTTTCCCCGTCGGGCCACCGCGTAGGCTTTCTGGTATGCATCCAGCAAGGCGGCCGGGGCACCCTGGAAGCCGGACACCAGGTCGAGTAGGCTTTCATCATTGAATGCCTCCTCGAAGTCCCACCCGACGAGAATTTCCTTCAGCTGAGCGACCTCGAGCTTGATCTGGGCAGCAGTTGCCGACTCCCAGGTAGTGCCATCCTTCATGGCTTCCTTGGCCGCAACATCACGGGCCGCGTTCCACCTGTCGTAATAGGCAGACAGGTCCTTGCGGTCGCGATACTTGAACTCGACCTCGACGGTGATCGGATCGAGTCCCACACGTGGAATCTCGACCTGCGCGTTGAAGGTGGCGTTTTGCGCGATTTTGAAGCTGGCCATGTGGTTTCCTTACGACGTGTAGCGGGTGGCGGTGGATTGCAGGGCCATCGAAACAACCTTGGTCATCACGTTGTTGCGCGAGATGGCGGGCTGCTGCGAGAACGAGGTGAAGACGCCGTAATACAGCTTGTCGGTGCCTGGCAGGTTCATACGCGCGGCCTGGATGGTCCGAGAGGTATCCGCAGCCGTCACGACCGACACGTATGCAAGGGCCGGGTCATCCGCGACCGTGATGTTCATGCTGGCCGCCGACTTGTCAGTCGGGATCTGGAAGCCCTGCTGCGCTTCGAGGAAGGCAACGTCGGTGTAGTTCTGCTCGCCGCCGGCCGATGCGAAGTCGGTTATCTGGGGAATCTGCACCCAGGTGAGGACCTTTTTCAGGGTGCCCACGCCGGAACCCGCCGGGTAAACGGTGGTGTCGGTGGTGTCGATCGCTTCCAGGGTGATCGCCGTCGCTGTGGCGGTCTTCACTCGGACGACCTTGTTGTTCAGCGCCGTCCAGGCCGAGGTGCACAGAACGATATCGCCCGACACCAGGGTCGCGCCGGTCACGGTGCAGATGGCTTCGGACGCGTTCGATGTAGCAGTGACAGGAAGTGCGGCGGCGTAGGTGGAGGCGTGCTCGAACGTCGCACCGTTAGGCAATTTTACGGCCATGGGGATTCCTCTATGCAGAAATGACAAAGCCCGCGCAATGGCAGGCTCTGGGTTTGCCCAATGGGCGGATTAGGTGGTGGTATCGGCGCGGTAGGCGAACGACAGCGGCAATGTGGTGGTCGTGTCGCCCTGCTGCGCGGTAGCGGTTGCCATCGGCGCCCGGGTGTAAACCGTGAACGTCGTCTTGGTCATGGCCAGGCTGTTCGGGAACAGCGCGGCAAGCTCGTCAGCAATCAAGCTGGCGGCGCCGCGCCCCTCGCCAGCCTTAGTCACGACACTGACCTGGTAGACGCCACGGTAGGCCGTGTGCTTGCCTTCAAGGTCGTCGCTGGTCGTGTTGGCCGGCAGTAGGAAGCTGCGCAGATAGGGTGATCCATCGGCGGGCGGCGTGAATGCCACGTCCTCGTAGGCGATCGGCAGCGGCGGAACGCGAGCAGTCGCCCACGCCTTCAGGCGCCCGTCGAAGAGGCTCCTGATGATTCGGTCTGACATTATGGAAGCTCCGAGATGGCCTTCGTGATGAACATCTGCACCTCAAGGACGGAGATGCGGACCATGCCCGCGGGCGCCTGGCTTGAGTGCCCGTACTCCAGCGGCTGGCCATACGGCAGATTGTTCATCATCCATATGGTGCCGACCTGGGTGGTGAAGCCCTGGATAACGGTCGTGCCGTCGCCCTTTGAGTCTTGCCCGGTCGGGTCGATGCGCTCAAGCGTGCCAGTCTTCGCCGTATCGAACGACACTTGCCAGTTACCGCGAAACCGGCCTCCTACATACCCGGCGCCGGCGGACAGGTCCATGCCGTCCTTGATCAGGCGCCCGGGTTTCATGCGGCCGTTCTTGGACAGGTTCGCGGGGTCACTGCGAAGCTCAGCATTGAGCCTGGCGACTTCGTTGTTGTACTGAACGGATACCGAGTTGGCCGCCCATAGCTCTGGGTTGCCGACCGGTGATCGGTCCACGACGGCACCCAGCAGGTCGATGGCGACCTTCTTGATGACCGTCTCGGCGTTGGCATTGGCCTTCTCAGCGAATGCCTTGAGGTCCAATGCAAAGCTCATTTTCGGGCCTGCACACTGAAGCCGACCGCGAGGCCTGCGTAATCCCAGGGATCGACGTTCTGCACCGTGTAGGCGTCTCCGTCGAAGAGGATCTTGTCCTGGCTGATCGGCTGCGGCATGTCAGCCCCGTCGAGCAGCAACGGGGAGACCAGAATCTTCACGTCGCCCTGCTTGATGAGTGAGCCGTCGATGTCCTGCTGACGATAGTTCTCACGGAGCCCAGAGCCGTCGTACTGGATCGTGGTCACCGGAGTAGTTCCCGTTTCCGGGTCGTATTCACCGGTGGTTACACGAACCAGCGACAACTCGAGCCCCTTCCCACCCTTTGAGCGAGGCGCGAGCATTCGCGCTGCACTGGCCTTCGCTCGATCGTAGATATCTTCCATCAGCTTCTACTCAGTGAGACCTGACTGGATGACTGCAAAAGCCCGGAGAACTGCGCATAGGACTGCCGAACAGCGGCGGCCTTGCTGATGATGGGGCTTGCAGTCGAATACTCGGCTTCAAGCGGGCCGACCTTCTCCCGGCTGATTGAGCCCAGGCGCTGCTCGGGTGGCGACAGGTCGTCAGTGTGGATCTCGGTCGCCAGAGCCATCTGGCCGGCCTTGACCTGCGCGGGGATGGCATCGGAAGGCAGCAGCCACCGGTTCAGGCAGACCTCATGCCGGGGCCAGGCCAGCGCTTGTGCGGAGCTCACCGTGCGACCCTTCCATGGCTTTGCGTTCATCTCCAGCGCGGCCCGGCGCAACAGCGCCTCCTGCGCCGGGGTATCGCCTGGGATAACTCGACCGAAGTTTTCGGCGTAGGTGACCAGCTCGGCAGCCGTGGCATAGCTCTCAGCACCTGGAACGATCGAGCCTGTTTCGATGACGAGAGACATGACTTACTCCTATGCAGCGTTGTCGAGCAGTTCGGCGAGGGCTGGACGTTCGGCGGTATCGTCGAACGCGATGCCTTTTTCGGTCAGCTTCGCCTTGATCTCTTCAACCCGCAGGCCCTTGGACGGCTTATCACCACCGGAAGCGCCCTTCTTCATCGGCTCAGGGTGCTTGTAGTCATCCGGCGCGAACTTGGCGTCGATGATCTTGTAGCCCTTCTGGCGCAGTTCAGCCTTGCGCTCTGCGGTGACCGGGTGTTTCTCGTAAACGACTTTCTCGTCCATGGTGGACTCCTGGCAGTTGGATCAGGCGACCCGAAGGCCGCCGTCTCGGTTTCGATTACTTGGTAGCGTCACCGATGGTGATAACGCCAGCAGAGGCCTTGATGCTGTTCGCAACCAGATCCCAGTTGGTGCCAGTGGCCAGCTCGGCGCTGGTTGGCGACTTGCCACCGTTGGCGGTGTCCCAGGTGTAGCCCTTGAGCCCCATGCCGAAGGTGTAGTCGGCCTGCATGGTGGTCTCGATGCGTTCCTTGCCGTTGGAGGTCTGGATGTTGGTGATCAGGTCGGAACCATCCATCACCATCGCAGCGCCGTCGGCCAGGCTCAGCACCTTCTGCTTGTTCGGGGTGCCAGCCTCGTACAGCGCAGCAGCGTCGGTGATGATCACTGCCTTGCCCAAGATGTCGACAACCTGCACGCCGCTGAAGGTGAACAGCTTTTCTGCGTTGGTCAGGTTCTTGCCGATCAGCTTGTGATACATCGCGCCGGTCATAACCTGGGCGATCAGTCGCTGAGAGGCATCACCAAACAGCGCGTGTGCGTTGTTGATGGCGATGTAGTCCACGCCGAGAGTGGCGGAAACATCGTTGGTGGCGGTTGGCTGATTGCCAATAGCAGCGACCAGGGCGGCAATGGCGGTGTTCAGCTGGTCCGACATGATGGCTTCGGAGAGGTTGCGACTGATCACCTCGAGGGCTTCTTCCGGGTTTTTCTGAACCCACGAAAGCTGCGAAGGCTCCCACAGGATCGGGCCGAAGCCACCGGCGATCTTCACCGAGTCGTACTGCTTCTGGGTCAGCGGGGTTGCAGCCTGCGCGCCGTTTGCGGCATAGCGGTCAACACGGCGCTGAGCGCTATGCAGGCCAGCCCAGAACGACTCTTGCAGGAAATCGCCGTCAATCCCTTGAGTGGTCAGGCGGATGGCACCTGCCGAAGCAGCGTTGAACTTCTCAACGTCTTGCGCCAGGGTCTCGATGGTGACGCGTTTGAGGTATTCGTTGAATACCTTCATGTTCGAAAGGGCCATTGGGCCTCCTTATTCGCTAGCGGTCAGGCCTTTGATAGCAGCGACTCGATCTTGCTTGCTGCCACCAAAATTGCCCTTGGATTGGTTGTTCGATCCACCGCCGTTGGGAGCGCCGCCGCCGTTGGCGCCGGAACCCTTCAGGATGTGGTCACGATGGGGGTACTGCGAGACGAGGGCTTCAAGCGCTTCATTGAAGTCAGCCAGTTCGCCGGGACGCGCACGACTGAAAATCTTCTGGCCCTGGGTGTCGTAGGCGACCACCTTGCCTTCCTCGATCTTGAAGTTGCTGCCGAACGCGGCCTGAACCATGTCCGCTGGAACTGCCATCTTCTCGGCGATGAACTGCGAACGGGCGAAGCTTCCACCGATCTTCTCGGCGTACAGCTGCTGCTCGAAGGTCTGCGCCTTGCCGTTGGCTTCATCCAGTTGGGTTTGGTAGGCCTTGCTGATTTCGCCCTTCACCTTCTCGATCTCACCGGCATCCACCAGCTTCTTTGCGTCGAGGTTGGCTACGGTCTCCAGGGCTTTCTTGGCGGCAGCGGCATCGTCGATACCTTCGAAGGCCTTGGCGACCTTCTCGAAGCTATCTGCGCGCTCACGATGAGACTTGGCCTCAGCGTTCAAGCGGGTGATGGTGTTGCGGGTGCCAACTGCGTCGAAGGCGACATCTTTGCCATCGTCTTCCACGTACAGCGGCTTGCCATCCTGGATCTCAGCGTATTGCTTGCCATCCACTTCAACAGTCTTCAGTTTCATCTCGTCTCTCTGGGCCATCCGGCCAGTTGATGAGCCATCCGGCTCCTTGTCGCCCCGTCCGTCCGAACCGCAGGCAGAAAAAAGCCCCGCACTTGGCGAGGCCTGAATAAATCTCATGCATAAAAAACCCCGGCGGATGCCAGGGCTGTTTTAATGGGTGGGGAGTCCTGTACTGATTTCAGGATTGGGGTCGACGTAGCGCGCTGGCCCCCGCTTGTAGCTACGATAGCTGCGCATCAGCCTGCGCATCCACCCCATAAACTGTTTGAATTCCACTCGATGCTACAGCGTGACGCGCTCGCCTTTCAACAAGCACCCAACACAAAGCAGCGCCTTCGTCCCGCCAGTTGGCTTGCCGCTCTTCATCAGGACGCCGATCTTGGTCTCGATGACCTCCCGACCACCGCAGCGATGGCACTGAACCATCGTCGCAGGCTTGGGCTGTGCACGCACACGTCGACGCACCTGCTCGGCCGGTGTATCCGGTGGAGCGGTGCCGTCGATTACGTGGAAGCGGGGTTTGTCGGTCATGCCGCGATCTTAGCAAATGCCGCTGCATCGCGGGCGCGCATCTGGTCGAGGGTCATCCACTCACCGGTAGGCGTGTAGAAGTCCTCAAGGTCCAGCTTGCCGTCCTTCAGCAGTTGATACCGTGTCGGGCCGAGGATTTCGATCTTCCGGGCATCCGACTGTCGGTTGAGCCATTCGCTGTATGTGGTGTTCGCCGGCACCTGGCCGTCCATGCTGGCGCGCTGGGCCGGGGTCATCTCATCGATGTTGATCCCCAGCTCTTTCCAGCTTTTGGTCACCGCCGCCGAAGTTGATCGGCAGCACCAGTGGATTTTCCCAGGACCTTGCAGCCAGGGCACCTTGTGACCGATTGGCTTGTGCGTCCCGACGGTGTATTGGAGCTGATCCCGGATGCGGCACATCGGCGAGGTCTTGTTGTCGAGAGTGGACACCCAGCGTTCGGCCTTCAGGATCTCGTCGTTGGCTTTGTTGAACTCATCCCGAGCAACCGCAGCGGTGTGGCTGACAGCCGTCCTGACGACCGCAGCAAGGTCTTTGCGGGGCCGCTCAAGGAAGCCGTCAGCGTATCCAGTAGCGCGAGTGCCGCGGATGCTGCGGATTATCTGGTCAGTCGTCTTGCCTTCCAAGTAACCGGTGCGGATGGCGTTGCGAACCTTGACCATGCGGTCGGCGGCGATCTCGGACGACCAGTTGCGCAGCAAGCGCCCCTGGAACGGCCTGGCCATCGCGGCAGAGTAGGCCTGCTCTGCACTGACGCTGGCGATCGGGAAGCGAACCTGCACTGGGTTGGGGATGGCCTTCTCGAACAGCGTCTGCTGCCAGCTAACCTCGTACCCTGCCAATTCCTTCAGGTCGGCCTGTAGCGCTTCAGCGACAGATGCATAGGCCTGATTGTTGATCAGTCGGACCTGGTCCAGCAGCAACTCCAGGCGCTCAATGGTGAAGGATTCAGCCGGCAGCCGCTCCAATGCGGAGGCCAGCGCCGCCGAAAGGTCAGCATCCGACCGGTTCAGCAGCGCAATGATCCGCCGGACCACGCCAACCTTGTACTTTTCGAGCGAGACGCTGTGGGCGATCTGCTCGTCTTCGAGTACCTGGTTGACGGTTGGCATTTACAGCACTCCGAGGCTCGGCCCCTGTTCGGCAATCTTGGCTTTCTCGTCGTCCCACTTGATGTCGCTCGACACCACGTTGCGGCGCTGCATCTCGGAGAACAATGTCTCGTCGGACAGTCGGCCTTGCGATGCCATGGTCAGCAGTAGCGGGAGCGTGGTTTCCGGGGCGAAGTCGATATCGAAGTTGCCCTGCACCTGGACATGACCGCCCTCCTTCTCGCCGATGAACGCGGCGTAGAACTGGAGGACCTGGTCGAGCGCGTCTTCAAGCTGCCCGGCCATGGTCTGGAGCGGGCTCAACTCCTGGGCGGCCTCTTCCTCGGACTGGGTTGCGGTCTTGACCGCCTGCTTGTCCTTCTGGAGCAGCTTGGCGCCGGCGACTCGCATCTGGTCTTCGAGGTCAGCCAGCGACGTGCGGCCAGCCTCGATCGATGCGCCGGTGTGCTCGACCCACTCCATTTTGCCGTTGGTGGGCAGCTTGGTAGCGTTGGCGGTGCCGACCTTCAGCTCCCAGGTATCGTCATCGATGCCGGAGATCGCCAGCATAGGCACCCGTGCAACGTGCAGGATGTTGTCCTGATCGCTTTGCGACTGCCAGTGCTTGACGTTGAGGTAGGCAAGCTCCAGCAGTGGCGGCTTGGCTGTCATGTAGCCCGTGCGGCCCGTGTAGAGGGTCGCCAGCGGGATGTATGTAAGCGAGGTGGTGCCCTTATCGAACAGAGCCCATTGATCCTTCTTGTCGGAGGCATCTGCCTTCCGGTAGATCGACCATGACCCAGGCTCAAGGATGCGGATCTGATCGACACACTTAGTGCCAAAGAGGCCATCGTCTTCCTCGACCGACTCCATGTAGCGGAATTGGGTCAGGACGTGTTCACCATCGACCGAACTCGAACGCCAGCCCAGCACCTGCTGAGGGCGGACCATGACTGCATACGGGCGAACCTTGGCAGCCTGCTCGTCGGCCTTGGTCACGATGACCTGTTTGCCGTCCTTGTCGGTCGTCTTCGGGTACTCAGCCAGCACATGGCAGAGACCGTGCGACAGCGCGACCGTGAAGAACGACTGGGCCCAGACCTGCAGGTTATTGCCCTGGCGGTCGAAGTTCTCGGCGTAGGCCTGGATCGTGAGCGGGACGTCCTCACCCAGCACGATCGGCTCGGCAAACACGCGCCCGGTGTTGTTCTTTACCGTCTCGATATAGGCCGGAAACAGGGTGGAGAGCTTGCGACGGTTGTCGTAGTCCTCCTTCTCCTCCTTCGGCCACCTTGGCAGCAGTGCTTCGCCTGCCTCGCGCATCGCCCGGGTGCCGCCCATCAAAGGATCGACGATGTCCCAGTCTTCGCGCATGGCGTCCACTGCCGTTAGCGTTTTGCTCGGATCGTCGGACATGTCTAGATTCTCAAAGGTGCGGTGGATGCGGTGCGTTTTACGATCGGGAAGCGCTTTATGATGAAGTATCCCAACGCATCGTTCGGGTCTTCCGTGCCGTCTTTGTTCGGTTCGCCCTGGTCGTTGTAGGTCTGCTGCTCAAGCACGCCTGTTGTGACCGGACAGAGTTCGGTGTTGACCTTATAGCGGCGCTCTCCTTCGCCATTCAAGAACATGGCGTTGACCGAGAGCACGCGATCACGCACGGCAGGGTTTGCCGGGTTCACGATCAGCGAGAAGCCAGCCGTCTTTAGGAGACTGTGATCCGTCTCGCTGCCGTTGACGCTCTTGCGGTTCTTGCCGCTGGCATCCGGGTAGATCGAGATGTGATGCCCTGGATATTTCTCTTGCAGCGCAACGATCATCGCTGGTGTGTCGAAAACATGGGTGATCTCGCCGAGCAGCATCGGACGACCATCACGTATGACGTGGACCATCGCGGCCATTCGGCTTATGTTGAAGTCCATGCCGACGTGAAGCGCTTCGCCAGGCTTGATCGTCTCGCTGGTGTGGTTGAGCACCCTGTCGAAGCTTGGGTAGACACTGCCAGACACCAAGTTGACGAACTTGCCATCGATGTAGGCATCCACCAGGTTGGCCGGGTAGGACTTGCGTAGCGAAGGGATGTAGTCCTTTGGCAGGTTCTTCGCGTTCTGCCGCGTCGAGGCATGAACGATCCCGTAGAACTGCCGCTGTGATGGGTCGGCGGCCAGCTCCTTGACGAATTTGCGGTAGACCCAGTTGAAACCCTCCGGCGTCGTAGTGACGTCGATGGTGTTCTGTTCGCGCCCAGGCCACACCGTGGACATCCGGGCGATTATCTTCTTCCAGGCGCTGTCAGCCTTCTTGATCGGCATGCAGTCGATTTCGTCGACCAGCGCATGGGCAATGTTGAAGCCGACGATTCGGTGCGGGTGCTCCATGCTCTTGCAAATGATCGTAGAGAGGCACCGCCCCTTCTTGTCTCGCAGGTACACACGCTTATTACTGGCAACGATGTCAGCGAACAGCCCGAAAGCTTCTGCGACTCCAGGCAGGGTGTCGTAGAAGATATCTGTGATCTGTGGGTATGTCGGGGCAAAGTACCCTTGGGGTATGCCTGGAAACTCCAGGGCGTTGATACACATCCGAACGCAACCCACGAAGGTCTTGCCACTACGGTAGCCTCCCACGAAGGCCATGAACTTGTTGTGGCTCTTGATGAACTCAAATTGAGGCTTGTTCAGCATCAGGATCGCTTGCATCTTCAACCCCGATGATTACTTGCTTAGGCTCGGGCAGGCCCTTATCTGGGTCCTCCAGTTCGCGCTGTAGCTTCTGAATATTCAGGCGCTTGATCGCGTCATCCAGCGACTTGTCAGGCTCAACGCGGCGGTTTACATACGCATCGCCTGCTTCTTTCGCTGCCTGCTCCAGGATCTGCATGGCAAGGCCGATGTTCTTCATCGACTCGGCCCTCTCCACAAACCGGTTCATGGCTCGAAGCCGGTAGGCGCGGTTGGCGATCGGGATTTCTGCCGTCTCTTCGCGGAACCGCTTGCGGGTGTCTTCGAACAGGGCGCGCCACTTGGCTGCCAGGTTGGCCCCGGCGCGCTTTGTTGGGTCGTGCTGCTCCACCTGCTGGCGAGTCACATCGATGTCGAATTCTTGCTTAACGTTTTGCGAGACGAGCGTGGGAGTGTCGAAACACGCCAAAGCCTGAACGATGAAGGCTTTCACATCGTTTTTCAGGGCTGCCATAGGTTGGATTCCGTCTCATGCCTGTCTCACATTCAGGCCAGCTTTAGCAGACAGGTTCCGCAGGCCCTCGATATGTTCAATTTCCCCACCTCAGCAGGACTGTTTGCAGCGTCCACCAACGATTGAACGTCAGGGCTTGCACCGTAGCGGCGGACCACACCGACAAACTCTTCGACGTCATGGCCGCGCATCTCAAGCTTGGGCAAACCTTCCTGTGTGAACTTGGGCTGACCGTATCCATCCTTCGCCTGGGCGATGTGGTACAGCTCATGCTCGACCAGAGCGCAGAAGTCAGCGTCAGAGCACTGGGCGCAGTAGTCCGCAGCCAGGGTGATGATGTAGGCCGGCACATCGCCGAACCAATCGCGCATCTGCTGCTCCATCCGGGCCTTCTGCCAACCACCAGCGCGGAACGCTACCTGTTCGGCCTGACCCAGGACCGTGCGTCCTTGCTTGTTGAAGCTGGACGACGCCCACATGACGCGGATATCTGCATCCAGTAGATGGGCATGGTCTGGGTTGTGGATGCTCCCGGTGTCGGAAAGGATCTCGGCTTGGAGCCATTCCCACACTTCGGGTGCAGGGGTCAGGCGGATGCTGAAGTCGCTCAGTTCGGACAGCTCAAGCAGTGACTCCGGCGGGAGTGGTCTTTGCATCAGCCATTCCCTCGTTGATGATCAGTGTGCGGATAGTGCCGCCGGTGTAGACATCACGCTTCGCCGCCGCCTCGACAGCTTCCTTGGCCGTTGCGCCCATATCCATCGCAGCGAGCGCAAAGTCGCGTCCGCTACCGATGGCAAACGAACGCTCCATCCATACCTCGTCCACCCAGAATCCGCTCTCGACGTCTCGACCAATCTGGCAAAGCCTGCCATTGGTGACGACCAGCCCGTTCGCGTCGAGCGGCTTATCGCTGGTCTTCACCCCGAAGAACTCATCCATCAAGGCTGCAAAGTCCGCACCGCAACCCGTAAAAAGGAACTGATGGCCATTCCTATGGATGAGCTTCTCATAGTCGTCGTGGTCGATGAGTGAGCCACGAGTGACGCGAGAGTCATAGGCGATCACGCCGTCTTTGTAGGCAATGGTCGTCATGCTGTCACCTTCTGAAACCACTCTTCAATGATTCGGCGCAGAACCGGCTCGGTCAGGGTGGTGGATGGCTTGTCGCCGGCGATCACTGAGCGCACCAGATCACAAGGCAGTACGTGGACACCGTCTTCAGCCGTTACCGTCAGATACGGACGCTGGTCGGCAATGTCATGGATTTCTGCGGTCATGCTCACTCCAGTGTCGCGACACAATTTGCTGATTCGCGAAACGTGTCGCGGATTATTGCTTGATCTCGAACACGTGCCCTCGACGGGCCCAGGCGTAAGCCAACATGCCGGCGTGAAGCATCGCGCCGAACGGGTTAACCCACAGGCCTTGCATGGAGGTGACAAACGAGCCGAAGGCGCCGATGGCTACCAGGTAGAAGGCAACGCTCAGCAGCGGCTGGTCGATGGGCCGAACCCGGCGCAGGTAATCACATGCCGCCAAGGCGACGACGATGCACAGGGCCGCATCCATCAAGCCCAGTGCCGATACAAGAATGCTGTTCATGTCAGGCACCTCGCGCCGTTACGAACGACCCCATTGCCGCCTTCAGTGCCGGGATGATGTTCATTGCTGTCAGGCCAAGCACGAATGCCACGCCACACAGCAGGTCATCATTCACGGCCAGGTCGAGCTTTGGGGCGAGCCATAGCGTCACTGGTTGCGTCAGGTAGACCGAAAAGCCGAAGCCAGTGGCTACAGCGGTTGCCGCCTGGCCCCGGGTAAGGTCTTTCAGAAAACCGAGGGACAGGATAGAACCGATGAAAGCAGCCATGACCACGCCGTACTTCACCAGCAACACGCTGGCGGCAGTGCTCGTTGGTTCTGCCATTGGTTTCTCCGTGGGATAAAAAAGGCCGGTGTGAGCGGCCAAACGCTGGGGAGCAGCGGCGAATAGGTCAGCTC